GTTATTGGAGCAGCTTCTGGTATTTTTAGTGGATTACGAAGAAATGCAATACCTAAACAAAAAATTGCAAGATTAGGAGAAGAAAATGCAAATCCTAGTGCTGGATCTGCATATAATCCTCATTATAATCATGGAAATGTTTATAAAAATGGTAAAGATGGCAGACAAAATTTTGCTAGAGAATTAGAAGAAGAAGGCATGATAGATTCTTTAGGTATTAATAAATTAGGTTGGAATCCTGTAATACGTTTATTAAATAGCACAAATGTTGGTGCTAGAAGATTAGTTTCTGAAATAACTTCTATAGGCGGTATAATTACTAAAAAAAATACTAGAGGAGTAGCTACATCAGAAAGTGTAGAAGTAGAATTTAGAACAACGTATTTATCAAATTTAGTTAAAGTTATGAATAAAGTTCATGATGAATATATTACCTATGCTGGAGGTGTTGCTAAAGGAGATCTTGTTGGAAATATGGTTCCATTAGCTCAAGCTTGGATTAAAAGGCATAAAGGTGCGCAAGATATTATGTCGCATAGTAATTTTAGACAAGAAATAACTAAAGCTATGCGTAATGGAGATGTTCATCCTAATCCTAATATACAAAATGCGGCAAAAGAATATAGAAAATTTTATAATCAAATGGCTAAAGAAGCAGAAGAAGTAGATTTGTTTACTAGAAATTTAAGAAATAAATTAGATACTTTAAAATCTAAAAATAAACCTACAAAAATAGATCAAAAAGAAATTATTGAATTAGAAAAACAAATTAAAAATATAAGAGCAAATGGGCCATTAGCTAATAATGGTAAATTTTATGTACCTAGAATACATAATCAAGAGTTAATGCTTAAAGAACAAACTCAATGGATTAGAACAGTAAGAGATTATTATATAGGACAAGGTGTAAAACCTGATAAAGCATTAAAACAAGCAACAGATGATTTTGATGCGGCATTAAGAATAAAGCCTTATCAAGAAATAGATGATACTCTTGATCTTTTAAAAGAAGCTGGTTCTGCTAGACAAAGAACATTAGATATTCCTGATAATGTAATTGCTCGTTGGTTAGAAAATGATATAGAGCTTTTAACTAGACATTATAATAAACAAATGGGTATGGATATTTTATTTACTAAAAGATTTGGTGATATAACTATGAAAGAACAACTTAATGAAGTTAGAGCTTTTCATAAAACAGCATTAGATAAATTAAATAAAAATTATAAAGATAAAAAAATATTATATCCTAAATTTCAAGAAGATATTAAAAAATTAAATAAACAATTAGAAAATGATTTAAGAGATATTAGAGGATTAAGAGATAGAACAAGAGGTACTTATGGTGCGCCTAGAGATCCACATAGATTAACATCTAGATCAATTAGAGGTTTAAAATCTTTAAGTGTTGTTACTTTAATGGGAGGTGCCGCAATATCTAGTATTCCTGATATTGGTATTATGATTATGCATCATGGTTTTAAAGATAGTTTTAAAGCTATGCGTGGTTTATGGGGAATGAATTCTGAAATAATGAGAAAAATAAATAGAGGTGAATTACATAATGCTGGAGAAGCATTAGAAATGGCATTAAATTCTCGTTCTTTAGCTTTAGCAGATGTAGGAGATATATTTGGAAATCGTTTTGCATTTGAAAGATCATTACATAATTCAACAAATGTATTTATGTTTATGAATGGTTTAAATATGTGGAATACTATTATGAAAGAAACTACAGGTTTAATGGTTTCTAATAATATTGCTAAATTAAGTAAAGAATATTTAAAAACTGGAAAATTATCACAAAAAAATAAACAAAGATTAGCAAGTGCAGGTATAGATCCAGATGTATTAAAAAAAATAGGAGAAAATATTAATAAGTATGGCGAAACTAAAAATGGATTTATATTACCTAATACAGATCTTTGGAAAGATACGTTAGCTGTAAGACGTTTTAGAACAGCATTAACAGAAGATACTTCTAGAACTATTGTAACACCTGGTGCTGGTGATAGAGCTTTATGGACATCTACTGAATGGGGTAGTATGGTTGCTCAATATAAATCATTTTCACAATCTTTTACTCAAAGAGTTTTAACTAGAGGTTTACAAGAACAAGATTCTGCTTTTGTAATTGGAGTAGGTTCTATGATTTCTTTAGGAATGTTAGTAGAGCAAATTAAAAGAAAACAATATGGTCAAAAAGCATTAACAGATTTTGATTCTTTATTATATGCAGGAATTGAAAGATCAGGTGTTATGGGATGGTTTATGGATATAAATAATGTAGCAGAAAAAGTAAGTGGTTATAATTTAGGTTTAAGACCAGCATTAGGTGTAGCAACTCCTAATAGTTCTACATTACAAACTAAAATAGGCGCATTAGGAGGACCTAGTGCTACACAAATTATGAACGCATTAACTGTAGGTAAATCTGCTTTAACTGGAGATTATAATTATAATACTAGACGTGCATTAAGATCGCTAACACCTGGTAATACTTTACCATATGTAGATCCATTAATGGATGCTATATACGATCAAAATATTACAAGTAACAATTTTAGACCGTAAATGTGAATTGCCTAACTTAAAGCTCATAAGTTAACTATAGATAAGGAAATGATATGGCAAATTTAACAATAGCAAATAATGATGCAAGAGTAAGATATACAACTAATAGTGGAGGCTCCGCAGGTGCTTTTACTATTGATTTTCCATTCTTCTCTTTAGATGACATTAAAGTAGTTGTAACAAACAGTAGTGGAGTAGATACAACATATTCTAGAGTATCAAGTTCTCCTAATTCTACACAATTTACAGTTTCAGGAACAGCGGCAGATGATGAAGGTTTTACTGGTGGTAGCGTTACTTTAGGTGCGTCAGTAGTATCATCGACAGTTACAATATATAGAGATATTGTAATAGAAAGAGCAACTGATTTTCCAACATCAGGTTCATTTAATATAGGCAGTTTAAATACAGATTTAGATAAAGCATTTGCTATTGCACAAGAAAATAATACTAAATACGACAGATCAATTAGATTAGCTGAATCTGATACAGACGTTACTATGTTATTACCTAATGCATCTACTAGAGCAAATAAAGGTTTAGTATTTGACAGTTCTGGTAATACATTGTCTGCTATTGTATATCCAGCAAGTGCTTCTGCAACAGTTTCAACTGTAAGTGCTGGTGGTAGTGCAACTGCAACTGCATCTTATAATACAACAACTGGTGCAATGACATTTGCATTTGGAGTGCCTACAGGTGCTACTGGAGCAACAGGTTCTACTGGTAATGCGGCAACAATAGCTGTTAATTCTGTAACTGAATTATCACCTGGTGCAACCCCAACTGTTGCAAATGCTGGTAGTTCTGCGGCGGCAAGTTTAAATTTTGGAATACCTGGTACTGCTATATGGTCTACAGGAAATTCTTTTCCAGGTTCTCCATCAGATGGAGATTTCTTTTTATTTACTGCGGCTGTAGGCTCAGGATTAACTTGGTATGATACAGATGCAAGTTCTTCTTTATCAAGTGCGGCAAAAGGTGATATTGCTAAATATCAAACATCAAATACACGTTGGGTAAAACAAGTAAATATTATAGGCGCAACTGGAAATACAGGTGCAACAGGAAGCACAGGAAGTACAGGAAGTACAGGCGCAGTTGGTCCAGATGTAGAATGGAATACAGGTACATCATTTCCAGGAAGTCCGGATAATTTAGATTTATTTTTATTTACAGCTAATGTAGGTAGTGGTCTTACTTGGAAAGATACAGATGGTAGTAGTAATTTAACTTCTGCTTCTAAAGGAGATGTTGCTCAGTATCAATCTAGTGGTACTAAATGGGTTAAACAAACTAACATAGTAGGAGCAACAGGAGCGCAAGGACCACAAGGAGCAACTGGAGCAACAGGAGCGCAAGGACCACAAGGCGTAGCAGGTTCAGGTTCAGGAGATATGAATGATGTTTCAGATGACACTTCTCCTCAACTTGGCGGCAATTTGGACATGAATGGTCAGGATATTGTTACTACATCTAATGCTAATATAGACCTTGCACCGCATGGTACAGGTAAAGTTGTTGTAAAAGGTAATACAAATCCTGGTACTATAGTCTTTAATTGTGAAAATAATAGTCATGGCCAAACTGTTAAGAGTCAACCCCATTCAGCTACAGTAACTAATACGTTAACCCTTCCTCCGGGAGGAGATGGTGAGTTAGTATCTACAGTAGCTACACAGACTTTAACAAACAAAAGTATAGTTGCTACACAATTAACAGGAACAGTTGCTAACGCAAGACTCGATCAACAACTACAAGATGTTGCTGGATTAGCAGTAACAGATGGTAATATTATTGTCGGAGATGGCAGTAACTTTGTAGCTGAAAATGGAGCAACGGCTAGGGCAAGTTTAGGTTTAACAATCGGCACACATGTTCAGGCTTATAATGCTGACATTGTAGCTAAAGATGAAACAAACGTATATACTGCACCACAACGTAATGCTTTAACGGTGGATAATGACGGTTCGTTTGATCAAAACGCAAATAATAATTTCAAATGCACTCCGTCTGGTAACTTTGCATTA